TAAGTAAATTCCTAAATAATATAAACTAAACAAAATGAACTCTCTAGACGAGACTGTTAAAAACGCTACGGCGATCATGAGTCTCGTGTGGAGTGTAGGTAAAATGCAAACGTGGGTAAGGGGGTATTAAGCGAAGGACTTGGTGGTTCCCTCCTCCTTTCTCTTCTCACGACACGCGTCGTTCTTCTCCTTCTTCTCGGCAGCCTTCTGGGGGTTGGCCTTCGCCTTATTTTCCTGTTTGATTTTCTTCTTTTCAGAGTCGGTGAGTTTATCCTTTTTAGTCTTATCGATCGCCATCCTTTGTAATACTATATACATTTAATTCTATAAGCCTGTTCATAAGTATTAAAGCGTAGAGCCGTTGAATAAATACAAAATGTTTACCATCACGTGTTCTAAGGTCCCGTCCCGTGTTCCAGTTTTTGAGACCCCCACTGAGCAGGCAAAGGCTCGGATAGCAAAGGCTGCAAATAAAGATAAGAAGCGTGATAGACACTGGCGTCAACACGTGTACGCACACCCCTCACAAGAAGAAATTGCAAACAGGGCACTCAGTAAAGGAGCTGAACGAATTAGGGAGATGGAAATAGAAATCGAGAGGTATAAACAAGTGAACACAAAACTCGAGAGACTCGCTAAATGGAATATTCGTTCATCTCAGTCATCACTCAAAACTTCCGAAGAAATGCTGCAACTGCTTCAAGATACGTTCGGTGACGAGGCTTTTGAGAAGAATGAGGATGAGAAGTAACTCCGTACGTGTTAGGTCCGTTATACGTCATGCATACAGCTTCATCTTCAATAAATCCGAGAACAGATTTATACATTGATATTCAAACGTTTCTATGCTTTAGTTGTATTTAAATGAACTTAAGTCGTCACGTAGATTTGTAATATTTAAGTAAAGATGTTCGCACTCAGACAACCCGCCTTTCGACCCACCCCCTTCCGCTTCAAGCCTAAGGTTAAAAAATCCGCGGCCAAGAGTTACTACGGACTCGATTATAGCAACAGTACAGTACTCGAAAAAGTTTCTAATCATGATCTTTTTCATGTCATAGCATTTCATAAAGCTGGACATGAAGAAGGAATTTATTCTATTACGGATACAGATGCAAATGATATCCCTCGACACTTTATCATAGCGTTCGTAACATTTGACGATGCGTATAGGTACAAAACGCTTCTGGAAGCTGATATGTACTCTTATTCACCTTATGTTCAATATGCATCAAGATTTGAACTCGACCACGCGTGTAGTGTTGGGGGATACCATTGCAAGGTAGTAAATAAAGGAGCGCTCATTACTCCGCCCATGAGAACTGTAAAACTGACAGATTGGGAAATTCGTCAGTCTCTCATAGACGGTAATTGGACTGTTGCACCTAAACCGGGGAATCTTGAATAACAATGGATTCCAAGCTATTGGAACGACTCATGATACGAGAAAGTTCTTCAATGACATGGTCTCTCTTCTGCGCACATGAATGACGTTCCATAGAAGCGACTGTGTTAAATGTAGACCAACACGTGTTACAGCGAACGGTACCATATCCTCTCTTAATACAAGTATTAAGTTCTTCCGTTGAATGGTATCCCATGTGGCTTATCAAACCCTGCATATCTGAGAATACAGAGCCACATAATTCACACGAACAGTCGAAGGGATTTGTGTATGCATCCGGTAGTCTCTTATAGCGTTTTTTAAATAAAAAGTCTAAACACATATACTTCCCTGATATAATATTAAGTGTGTTTTTCTGTAAATTGATAACCGGGATACATGTATCGTAATTTTTGTTTTTGAAACATAAATACGGTTATCTTCTCGTACACAGACATTGTTTCCGTTTTGAAAAGAACAGTCCGCGCACCGTGATCGACGCGAATTTCCATACCGTACGCATTCGGGTATTCTGGGGCGTCATCTGGTAATATGTCGTATAAATGTCTTTTTGCACGTCTATCGTCGAATAGTAGATCCTCGGAAAGACTATTAGTAGATTGTGGTCGTACATGATTTTGTAAAAGGGTTATGCGTCTTAACGCTGGGCCAATGCGTATTGGGTTCATCTTACATATTTAATGCGAGTACCTTTTATACCACTTTAAGATTCATGTTACGAGGTTTGTACATTTTCTTCGCCATCCACGTCATGAAAACACCGACTTCCATGATAAGAAGTGCATGGTGGAACATGACCACCCTCTTAGCTCGGTCAGTTTTCGGGCTAAAGTCACCGTATCCAACCGTACTCATCGTTGTAAATGCGAAGTACCATGGATCGGTGGAAGATTCTGTAAATCCAAACTCTTCTGGATCAAACATATTTGCATATATGAATCCGAATATAAGTGTCGTAAATATCATTAATAAGGCAACGAGTATACCATCCATTTGTTATATGTAGACATTTAAAGTTATCCTACGTATACTAACAAAAGATGGATTCCAAGCTACTTATCAAACGCCTTTCACCTGATGCGATTATTCCTGAACGATCTGGATCGAGTGCCTCTGTTGGATACGACCTTTACAGTATCGTCGATGTTGAAATTCCCGTTCTAGCTAGGGGTATAGTGAGTACCGGAATCGCTGCTACGGTTCCCATCGGCTGCTACGGTCGTATCGCTCCTCGCTCCGGTCTCGCTGTTAAGAACGGCATTCAAACTGGTGCTGGTGTTATTGACCCTGATTATACAGGTGAACTCAAGGTGATCCTGTTTAATCATGGAGATGAAACGTTTCATATTAAACCTGGGGATAAAATCGCCCAGCTTATAGTAGAGAGGTGTGAAACCCCTGCAATCGAGATTGTAGACGAAATCGTGTCTACTGAACGCGGTACACGCGGTTTTGGTTCTTCTGGATAAACATAAATAAAAAAACTTAACACGAGTATTTAGTTAGCAAAAGCAATTCCTGCCATACCGTCTTTTATCTTTAATATGTTGTAATTGACTGTATACGCACGCACAATGTTCCCAGCCCTGACCCCGCCGGTGAGGTTCAGCTTCGCATTATCAATCCTACTGAAATTTAACGACCCCGAAGGCTGAGAAGCATTCAATTTTAAGCAGAAAGGCCACGTGAACGTAGACACGGTGCTGAGAGTCGATGAAGGGAGGGATGTGCAGTGCATCTCCGGAACAACGTTGTGATGGTAAACGGGAGACATTTCTTCGAAGAGGGTAGTACCGTTAATGTAGAGAGAAGCCCGGTCGAACGTGAAGTTAGTATCCCATTGATTGTTATTAGCCTCAGAAGAGACGACGTGGATAGCCTTGGAAGGGTGGTTGAAGTACGTGAGATCGACGTCAACATCATCCTTGGACATCGGTTGAAACTGTGTCTGGGTGATGAGGATCTCATGCTCGTGCTCGACGACCATCTGGCGCTCCTCTGTATCGAGGTACACGTACGTCCCGTAGACCTTGGGGGTGGACGCCGGGGTAAATCCGGAGCGGCACTTAATACGTACTTCGACCTGATGGAACTGGAGTGCGGTGAGAGGAAGAGATTTAGTCCAATCCTCGGAGAAAAAGAAAGGGATGATATAATGATCGGCACCCGTACTAGTTCCCTTGGCGTTATCAGAAACCTCATCAAGAGTCACGGCGCAAGTGGCCTTGGCGCCATCCTGCTTGTAGAGTAAATTGTGGACACCCTGAATAAAAAGAGCGTCGAGGCGGCACACTTCCTGACCACCAATCCAAAGAGAAAACTCGGTCGTGCTGGTGTCATTCTTGCTAAAGAAACCGGAAGTGTTGTTCGCACCACCGGTCCCAATGTTTGTGGCCTCAACCCAGACGTAACTTAACAGATCACCCTTAGTGCGCAGAGGAACCACGACTTCATTACCGGCGGCAAAGGTTCCCACATAATCGAGACGTTCCGGCTTGAGCGCAAAATTGGTATGTCTCTTATAGTTTTGGTGGAAAAATGAAACTTGGGGTGAGCCAGTGATGAAGACATCCTGGGCTCCCTTAGACACGAGGTCAATCAAAGCAGCTGACATTTTACTAATATATGATATTAAAAATTTAGCTCTATAACGAAGTATGGTACAATTTCAAGTCCTGACATGGGATGCACGTGACGAAGATGAGGAGCATTTAATCAGGATGTTTGGAAAGACTCAGGATGGTCACTCCGTCTGCGTGACGACGCCGTTCAAACCCTACTTTTTCATGAAGCTTCCTGATACACTCGACACTAAGAAGGTGATTGATTACGTCAAAGACACGTGCCCAGACATTGTAAACTGTGGATCCCTGAGGTCTAAAGATATGGAAGGGTTCCAGAATGGGGAATCTAGAACGTTTATACAGATAACGTGCAAAGATCTCCAATCGCGACGATTTATAAGTAGTAAGCTGAGGAGAACAACTTATGCATCACTTAAAAAATTAGAACGGGAACGGAAAGAAATAGACCACAAGCTGTTACTAGCTGAGTCATCTGTGGAAAAACAGAACGATGAAGCGGCAAAAAATCGGGCTGTACATGATGTGGCGGTATTGAGAAAAACCCTGGAAAAACTAGACACCGATATTGATAGAACATTGCACGTAAGTCAGTTACGATTATACGAAGCGAATCTGGATCCCGTTCTGAGATTCATGCACCGATCTAATATTCAATCTACGGGCTGGGTGGATACAGGTGATAACTGCGAGCGTGCTGACTTTGCGAATGTGGATATTGATTTGTACTGTAAGTCTTGGAAAGACTTAAACCCTGTAGATAAGCCCGAATCTGCACCCTTTGTGATAGCGTCGGTCGATATCGAATGTTATAGTTCGACTGGAAAGTTTCCAAACCCTAATGTGCGGAATGATGCATGTTTTCAAATTGCTATATCACTCGTACGTTTTGGTGAAACTGAGCCGTTTGAGAAGAGATGTCTATGCTACAAGGAAACTGATAAGAACCTTGACGACGGTTCGATTATCGAGTGGTTTCCTACTGAAAAGGATATGTTGATCAGGTTCTCAAACTATCTCGTCGAAAAGGATACAGATGTCATTACTGGTTGGAATATATTTGGATTTGATCTTGAGTATATTATCGAGCGTGGACATTTGATGTCTTGCCCTCTATCTTTCTTCAAAATGAGTAAGCTGAAAACGCATGTATGTGACCTCGTACGTAAAAAGCTTTCCTCGAGCGCTCTCGGAGATAACGAGTTGAAGCTTGTCCCTATGCCTGGTAGATTTATCTTTGATCTATTTCATGAAGTAAAGCGTGAATATAAACTAGATTCGTATAAACTAGACAACGTATCGAAATTGTATCTCGGGGATAACAAGATTGATATGGCTCCAAAAGAAATGTTTCGTCGATACGAAGAAGAGGATCCGGTGAAGCTTCGAGAGGTTGCGGAATACTGTATAAAGGATACACTCCTCCCACATCGCCTTATTTCAAAGTTGTGTACGTTCATTAATCTTTTAGAGATGGCCAAGGCTACATGGGTACCGCTCAGTTATCTCGTGGAACGCGGACAACAGATTAAGGTGTTCAGTCAGCTCACGAAAAAGGCTCGAGAAATGAAATTTAAGGTGCCTACGTATGACTATGGTCATACGGATAATACGGGATACGTGGGGGCGACTGTACTCGAAGCACAATCCGGTGCATATTACACACCTATCACAGCCCTGGATTTTGAAGGTCTATATCCAAGTATCATGATGGCGCATAATCTCTGTTACTCAGCACTCGTCATGGACCCTAAATACAAAAATTTACCCGGAGTTGAATATGAAACATTCGGAGATCACACGTTCGCACAAAACGTTCCAAGTATTTTACCAAGTATTTTGGTAGAACTCAAAGCGTTTAGAAAACAGGCAAAGAAAGATATGGCCAAAGCTACCGGTGCAATGAAACAAATGTATAATGGTAAGCAGTTGGCGTACAAAATCAGTATGAACAGTGTGTATGGATTTACCGGAGCATCAAAGGGTATTCTTCCCTGTGTGGCTATTGCGTCGACGACTACGATGAAAGGTCGAGGTATGATTGACGAAACAAAGGCATACGTTGAAAAACATTACCCGGGTTCTCACGTGCGCTACGGAGATACAGATTCGGTCATGGTCGAATTTGATGTACAAGGGCGAACAGGAAAAGATGCTATTGAGTATAGTTGGGAACTTGGTGAACGCGCTGCCGCTGAGTGTACGAAGTTATTTAAGGCTCCTAATAATTTGGAACTCGAGAAAGTGTACTGCCCATATTTCCTTTACAGTAAGAAGAGATATGCCGCGAAACTCTGGACGAAGGGTAAAGATGGAGAAATGAACATGGATTATATAGATGTAAAAGGGTTACAACTTGTTCGCCGTGATAATACTCCTTATATGAGAGAAGTGTGTAAAGAGTTGCTAGATGTAGTTCTCGACAGTAACGGTACAGACGCACCCAAGGCTCTTGCTCGAAAAAGAGCGGTCGAGTTACTCGAGGGAGATGTTCCGAATGAGAAACTCATATTAAGTCAGTCTCTATCCGATTCATATAAAGTGAAAGGAGAAAGTGTATCTATCACCAGTGACGAGGTTGCAAATATAAGCCAAGCGCATGTACAAGTGGTTCGAAAAATGAGAGACCGACAACCGGGATCTGAGCCGCAATCCGGAGATAGAGTACCATATATTCTTATCAACACCGGTGACCCAAAAGCCCGTGCATTCGAGAAATCTGAAGATCCTGTATACGCCAGAGACCACAAGCTTCCGGTCGATTATCCGTATTATTTTTTGAACAAATTTTTAAACCCTGTATGCGATTTACTCGACCCCCTATTTGAAAATGTGAAGGATGATATTTTCGGAGAACTACTAATGCGTGCAAAACCACCTAAAAGACCTCGCAAAAAAGCTGATCCGAAACAACCTACCTTGATCAGTGATATATTTAAAAAAAAGGATCCATAATAGAGTATGACCGAAGCAATTCTCGGGATTGTCAATTCTCAGCGCATAGGATTAAAAGATATAGAAAATATGGTAAAAGAGATAGAGGAAAAGCATAAAGAAGAAATGAGGGTTAATATACTCGAAGCTTCTAATCAGATATGTTCAGAGTTCAAAGCTTTAAAGCACGAACCTGTTCGTGTTCGTAGAATAATTGCACGGGTGTTTGGTGATGACAAATGCATTGGAAAGAGAAAGAATGGTCGACCATGTGGAAACAAGTCTGTCAATGGTTTAGATGGATATTGTAAATCGTGTCACAAGTCTAAGCCTCCAGAAGCCAGGGTGTTGCCTTTTGGTGAAATTAATACTGACACGGTTCCGACTGGAGTTGATATAGGTGATATGGGGAGATGTGTACGCTCGGGTGCAGGAAGTGCGGGATTTCCGGGAACGCCTGCATCGATTAGCCCCCCACCCGAAGACGAACTTAGAGATTTACTTCCCTTATATTAATAATGAACAAATCAGATATTCTACTAAATTCTATTAACTCATTTTATGCAAAATCAGAGAATAAAGCTACGCTCGTTGAACTATTAACAAAAAGTGGGGGTATATCCCTGCGAAACCTGGAATGGTTTATTACTAATTACTCTAAAAAGAATAACCTATCATATGAAACGAAGGACGGAAAAATTTTTAGTGTTCATTGCGCGTATAAGTCAAGTTTAGACGGATATTCAAAAAAACTATTCGACCCATTCTGTAGAACAGAGAAGATAACCTATAAACTACCGGATACATCTGAGGAAATTCATACGACTGTTGCACAGCTGAATTTCATCCGATGGTGTATTAAGAATAATATCGTGGATTACATTCGTAATCATCACGATACGTTATTTATGAAAGGGAATACCCTTCGACTCCAGAAGGCTTAGGCCTACCATACCCGGGAGGAATTTTAGGAGACCTGGGAATAAGAGATTCGGGCATTTCGGGTATGTATCTATCTGCAGACATACCTACACCAGACATGAATCCCCTATCGAAGAGAAATGTCTGATACCCGACGTAATACATGTTGAGTGTGTAGACGTTTGTCAAGTTGGGGGTGAGTGAAATATCAAGAATAGTTCGATCCGAATTTAATTTACTGAAGTCCAGGCTTCCCGATGGTTCCACATTAATCGGATTCATCGCGAATGCATACGTGTAAATATTTCTATCAGGCTTAGATAATCTACTATTATACGGTACGACGTACTTATAGAAAACATGGTCGGGATTATTTACATTTGGTAAATCCTGACCGTTAATGAATATTTTAGCCGTCTGTTGCACAGGATTAAAAAACTCCGAACTAAGTCCATACGTATCTGATGTTGAGAAGTTATATCTATTTTCAAACTTTCGCTCGAGGACATCTGTATCACCCGTACCTAGATTCGAAGGACTACCATGTTCACTCTCATCCTCGAAATCTTTGCGTCGTAAAAACCAAAACATAGCTTTCACTGGTATACTGGGAACAAGTTGTAATTTAACATTATTTTCACCTATCTCCGTTTCTAATGTTGGGTGTTTATTCACTACATCGGTGATTAGGACCTGTTGCTTCGTGGTCAAATATGACTTTTCTTGTGCCGATACGGTAATTTCTTCTGTTATCAGACTGAATTTGTCCAATGTGAGATGTGAGAAACTTGGATTATTCGTGAAGAACGTACTCGGTCTAAACTTTATCTCAAATTCTAGTTTTTGTTTATGAATGGCACATGTAGGAAAATAGGGTCGGTTAGGTAAATTTGAAGCGTATTCATCTCCCTCGTACTTACGTGAAAAGAAAAGAGGTATAGGTATCATCAACTGTGACGGGTATCTAGATAAAGCAGCATCGTTTGCAGACGAAGTACCTTCTGTTTGATTACGGTTGAGAGTGTATCGTTTTGTCCTCTTTTCAGATGCATCTAAATACAATTCATCGTATATCATACCCCAGTCATCGTGATACTTTTCGAGCTCTAACTCGTCCACACGCATTGTCACTGTTTCTATCACATGACGGCCTATCTGGTCAGCGATATTGGCATTCGATTCAACTTTGGGAAACTCGAGATGAACATACATATTGCTAAGGAGGTCACCCATGTTCTGTGGATTTAATGTAACTTTTACAGTTTCACCGAATGGCCATGTGGTCGACGCGTTAGAAGGTTTAGAGACGGTGACACTTTTATGATATTTCGTAAAGTTTGAATGTTGTGTAGGTTCATAATTAAAGAAGGAATGTGTTGGGCTATCGTGTAATAGGAACGTGTCCTGTTTACCTATCGCATTGAGAGCCAGAACAGAACCGGTATCGGGACCTTTGAGGTCCATACTTATCTATTGCTCACAATTTTTTAAGGTCAGTTTTCCACATGTCAATATATCCAATAGCTTTGAGTGAATTAAGTTCTTCGTTGAGAGTTTTCCATTCGTCGAAAAGAGCCTCTACCCTTTCCTCTGTATAATCAACTGTCTTCGTATGTAAGAGATAGTCGTATGAGTCATCAACCCTAGGAAACAATGTAGACAGTTGAGTCTCTAGATCATGCTTCTTACGTCTGAATATCACTATGTCACCCTCTATCACCATCTTAACGAACCGTGCACGCCTGGAACACAGTTCGGCCTTTCTCTTCGTAACTTCGATGAGCCTGTTCTTTCTCTTCACATAGTAATCCATACGAAGGCCGATGAAGTCAGTGAGTATCTTCTCTGCGCTGTCGTATTTACATATACCTTTCGTCGGATGAAAAAGATGCATATTTGAGCATCTGATAGTCTTTTGCAGTTTGAGATCCTTGATAGCGTCTTTACCATTGTAATCCTGAATTATAAAGTCAACATTCTCAGTTGTACTGTTGTTCGTGAAACCGCTGATGATTTTCTTTTCAACGAGGGTATCGAGGTGTTCTTTGTAATCTTGCGTCCATCGACCCGGGGGGAGATCTGTCACCTTGATCGTCTTTCCTATACAAACCCAAACACCTTGAGTCACCCACGAATCGTCGTCCTGTTCTGAGATTGTCCCCTTAAACCCACGGAACCATGGTTTCATTCTGGTCATCTCTTTTCCACGTGTGAAATTGAGAATGTTTTGCTTGATGTCCTCTGGGTTGAAAGGTGGTACGTAGCAGCTGAAACCCGTTCCAATACCTTCAGTCCCATTCACAAGTACCATGGGTAAAACGGGCATATAAAACTCTGGTTCGATCGAGCGCCCGTCGTCGTCAAGATAGGTAAGTACTGCATCATCTCTGGGGTCAAAGAGAGATCGAGTCTCCTTTGAGAGCCTGGTAAAGATATATCTCGTTTGAGATGCATCTTTGCCGCCCATCAATCGGGTTCCAAACTGACCACATGGCTCGAGGAGATTGATATTGTTTGAACCCGTGTAGTCGTTGGCTAGTTTGACGATGGTGTCAGCCAAACTTACTTCACCGTGATGATAAGCAGACTTTTCAGCTACAAAGGCAGCCAATTGCGCCACCTTCATCTCGGCAGTCAGATTCTTTTGGAAACATGAATACATGACCTTCCTTTGTGACGGTTTGAGACCATCAGCCACGTGGGCGATAGAACGTTTCAAATCGGCCAGTGAGAAGTTTACGAGGTCTTTGTGAATAAAGTCGGTGATGCTCAACTGTTTCACATTACCATAAGGAACCTCTAGCTCCTTGGGGTCTTTTGCAGTACTTTCAAGAAGCCAAATCTTTCGATCATCAGCCTTTTTCTTGTCAAAAGCCAAAGTAATAGATTTATCAGACATCACATCTGTATCAAACTTGACTGTGAGATCTTGGATAATTTTGAAATATTCACGAGCCTCCACGGAAGTTGAAGTACCGAGACCCTTATAATATTTGATCCGCCAACCGGGTTGTCCATTTCCATACCAGGTCCTGAATTTAGAATCCGTATAGAATGACTTGGTTTGATTACCCCTAGAAGCCTTGATAATCGGGGTAACCATCGATACGACAAATCCCAACTTGAGGAGACTGGGCCAGAAGTAGTCAATCATATTGAGAATTAGACCCTTAATATGAGAACCGTCGTTATCTGCGTCAGTCATGATCATCAAACGTCCGTATCGAAGCTCTGAAACATCATTGTATTCCTTTCCTTGTTGCAATCCGAGAATCTTTTTAAGGTCATTGAATTCCTGATTCGACGTCAACTGCGACACAGAGGCATCGCGCACGTTTTTGCATTTCCCCCGGAGAGGGAAGACTCCGTAGTGATCCCTACCGACAACGGAAAGTCCAGCGACGGCGAGAGTCTTTGCTGAGTCACCCTCTGTGACGATGAGTGTACATTTCTTAGAATGAGATGTACCAGCTTTGTTTGCATCGTCAAGTTTGGGAATACCCGTAATCTTACTCTTGCGAGCTCCGCCGTCAGTCTTGGCCAATTCTTTCATTTCCTTAAATTTCGAGAGAGCCATGAGCTCGTCGGAAATACCGGTCTTCAAAACGTTTTTTACGAAGGTCTTGGGCATCTCGAACTTTGATCCGAAATCAGCCGCCTTGAGCGTGCACTCAGATTTCACCTGACTCGAGAAGGTTGGATTCTCGAGAGTCGTCCGGACGAAGATACGAAACGTGGCCTTTACCTGTTGGGGTTTGAGCTTGATCTTTTTTGCCATCTCGTCGATGATTCCCGAAGCAACCAGTGAAGCCACGTGATCAACGTGTGTACCACCCTTAGTGGTACAGATCCCATTCACGAATGAAACCTGTTCCATTCCATCCTCTGACGGTCCGATACAAACAGCCCAACGGTCAGTCGTAGCAGAATACACGTCGTCAACTCCGTAGTGCATTTTCGCATAAGCTTCGAAGGTTTGTTTTGGAAGCGCTTCACCGTTAAACTTCACTTTACAGTTCGCCGAAGTACAGATGTTCGCATCCCAAACACGCTTTTCCATGATATTATAGATACCATTTTCCATATCTTTCATCGCAAACCTAGACCAATCTGGTTTGAAAGAAACGGAAACGGATGGAGTGGCGCCGTTAAATTTTTTTATTTTTGGAACATAGCATGTCGACATATTATCGAACCATTCTTGGTGATATTCCTGTTTGGTTTCTGGATCCTTGATGATGACCGAAAACCATTTACTGTAGATATTCGCTAGCTTGGCGCCATATCCATTCCTCCCTCCCACAAGTCGCTTTTGAGTATCATCATAGTTGGTACTCGTGAGTAGGTGACCAAAAACGAGTTCGGGGTTCCAAACATCCTCCTTTTTATTTTTTTGTATGACGAGTCCTCCGAGAGGACCGTTATTGTCAATAGTAATCATACCAGAAATTTTATCGACATTGACAGAGATTGACGTAACCTGTTTAGGATACATGGAGTTCCTGTCGATGGCGTTGACGAGTACTTCGTCAAAGATTTTGAGTAAACCTGGACTGTATTTGGTTGTGGTCCTTTTGAACTTCTTACCATCGAGAACCCAGTAAGGTTCCCTAACAGCGTCTACAGGACCGACATATGAGTCTGGACGCTTTAAGACGTGTTCGATGTGGGTAAGTTTTTGAACACTTTCCATTTCAGTTTATTTTATAACAAATCTAATCTCTAACTTAGGTGCTTTATCGAAACCAATACCCGTTCGCGGGTGATGATGATGGTCCCGTTTGTTGAATCATCTTAAATGTTTCGTTATGTTTATAATTCGTTCGTGAGTCTCTATGTGTTTTAATCGCGGAATATATATCCTTAAAACGAAAATAAACAAAACGAATTAAATAAAAAATAGCAAGGCCCAAATACCAAATAGGCTTCTCCAGTATGAAACGAAGAAGCATAACCTGACGTCGACAGAGTTCGGCTCGCGCGTGTCCGCCAAACTCCTGCTCCTGCCTCACGTAGAATCGTCGTGATTCCACCACCTCGGGGCTATTGAACCAATCGAACTCCGGATCGTTCGGGTCAGAAGTGTGCCGAGGACTATGCTCGTCGTCTTCACCCGGATGAAGATTCTTGAGGTGATCACAGAACTGGAGGTAGAGACCTTCGGGGATTTTATCCGAGGCCTCGTCCAGCTGTGTCATCATCGTGCGTAAAATGTCTTGTTGAGTAGTCATGTTTTTAGATGAAAATTACAAGGTTTTGAGTTGACTTAGGTTTTATTTTTAACCTGAAGCTTCTCAATCAACTCCGGGCTGACATTTTTTCCTTGGCCGAGCCTGTAAAGAGCGTTCTTCACCCGGTACAATTCGACGTTGTTTTTGTAGTGCTCCCTCGACTTTTGACGGTGGTACTCCACGTGCTTTTCCCTCCATTCCTTATTATACTTGGCTTTGTTTGCGTTGTATGCGGGGATTTTATCCGAGGCCTCGTCCAGCTGTGTCATCATCGTGCGTAAAATGTCTTGTTGAGTAGTCATGTTTTTAGATGAAAATTACAAGGTTTTGAGTTGACTTAGGTTTTATTTTTACGTGCATTTTTTAAAAGTGCCTCCATCTTGACAATCTTCTTTCGTAGTTTCTCCTTCTTCTTTCTCAGTTTCTCCTTATTATTAAGACTAGCAGACTTCTCCGTGGTAGGTTTTATTTTATTTAAAATTACAAACTTTATATCTTTACGCTTAACTCGATTACCGGGATTTAATGGATTTACAAACATAAATTTGGATGGATCAGAATTATACGCTTGCGCAGGATTCAAACGACTATTTTTTTTAAGAAATCCCCTAAAACTGTTTAATGACATATATTGATTAACATGACCCACTTTATATTGAACAGCCTTATCACCATTTTTGAAGTTATTGAGAGTTACTATATTGGCGTTTGGGAGATTGTTGACACGTTTGTTTTCCCATTTGATTCGTGAATTATTACCATTGTTTAAATTATTATTATTGTTTGAATTTTCCATCCAATTATCCATTCTCGACTGCGTGGTGCCCGTTCGACGCTGTTCGTTGAGGAGCTGCTGGACTATACCACTTG